AAAACGCTGGCAAGACTTCACAGGCAGGCAAGCCACATTAGAATCAACGGGTGAAACTTATGGCTCTCACACCTAAACAAGAACGCTTTGCACAACTCGTTGCAGAAGGCAAAACACAGGCTGACGCTTATCGTGGGGCTTACGATGTTGGCGAAAATACTAAAGCGGCAACAGTTATTAAAAGAGCTGGCGAGCTAATGACAGACGGGGCTATAACGGGGCGTATTGAAGAACTACGCAAACCAATCATTGAAGCCGTTGGCATTACACTTGAATCGCATTTAAAAGACTTGATGACGTTGCGCAACCTTGCTGTAAAAAACAATCAAATCAATGCGGCAATTACGGCTGAAATTGCCAGAGGTAAAGCAGCAGGCGTATCAACAGATCGTGTTGAAGCAACTATAAAAACAGGATACACATTTGTGGTTGAGCGGGCAGCGCGTGAAGATTAGGCTTAAGTTAACTAAACCCCAAGAAGATTTTATCTTCAGTGAAGCAATCCACCCTGCAATGGTGGCGGGATATGGCGCGGGGAAATCACAAGCCGCTGTCATTCGATTAGCCTTGCTTGCACTTAAATACGATGGCTTATCGTTTGGGTTTGTTGAGCCTACTTATGACCTTATCAGGTTAATTGCTTTCCCACGATTTCAAGAAATACTTGATGAATGGGGTGTGAAATATAATCTTAATAAAGCTGATGCAATTATCAAACTCGAAAACAATTCGCAGATCATTTTCAGATCAGCAGACAACCCAGAGCGTTTAGTTGGTTTTCAATTAGCCGATGCAGTTATCGATGAAGCCGATACGTTGCGTGTTGACCAAGCCAAACTGGTTTGGACTAAAATGCTTGGACGGATTAGAGAACGAAAACCAGACAACTCGCCTAACACGCTTGCAGCAGTATCAACACCTGAAGGCTTTGCTTTTATGTACGAAATGTGGGGAAAAGAACAGCGCGAAGGCTACGAGTTAATCAAAGCACCTACTTCAAGCAATCCCTATTTGCCCGATGGCTACATTAAGCAACTTGAAGCAACGTATTCAAGCGCACAATTATCCGCGTATCTTGATGGCAATTTTGTAAACCTTAACGCTGGGAGCGTCTACCATGAGTTTGACAGAAATCTTAATTCATCCATTGAAGTTATTAATTCAGACGATGTTTTGCATGTTGGGTTGGATTTTAACGTTTCCAATATGTCTGCTGTTATTCATGTATTGCGCGGTGACAGCGTTCATGTTGTTAATGAGCTCACTGGCGTGTTCGATACGCCAACAATGGCGCGGTTACTAAAAGAACGCTACCCAACGCACAGGATTTTAATTTATCCTGATGCAAGCGGTAACGCTCGAAAATCAAACAACGCAAGCGAATCAGATCACAGCATTTTGCGCTCGTACGGGTTGCAAGTGTTGGTTAATTCACGCAACCCATTCATTAAAGATCGCGTGTTATCGGTTAACGCTATGATTCACAATTTAGGCGCAAGACGTTATTTTGTTAATGCGCAGTATTGTCCAATGCTGGTTGAATCACTTGAAAAGCAATGCTATGCAAAAACGGGTGAGCCTGACAAAGCTGGTGGATTTGATCACGTTGTTGATGCAACAGGTTATTTTATTGCGTATAGATACCCGCTAGTGAATAATAGACCAACATTTGCAGCAATTACAGGAATATAAAAATGGCAGTAGACACTAAAAATTCGGAGTATCACGAATATTATGAGCAGTGGAAACGATGCGAACACGCAGCAGAAGGGCAAGACGAGATCCACGAATATGGTATTAAATACCTTCCACGCCTAAGCGGTCAAACTGACGCTGAATATTATGCTTACAAACAGCGGGCACTTTATTACAACGCTACAGCAAGAACGATTGATGGCTTGACGGGCATGCTATTCCTAAAACCCGAAGTCATCACAGCACCTGCAGCAATGGATAATATTATTGCAGACGTGACAATGAGCGGTTTATCACTGCATCAATTTGCTGAAGTTATTAGTGAAGAAGTTATTACTATCGGACGTTGTGCCGTGCTTGTCGATTTTCCACCTATTATAAATGCGGTAACGCTTGCACAAGCACAGGCACAAGGCGCAAGACCTTACGCGACAATGTATGATGCAGAATCAATTATAAACTGGAAAACGGGGCGTATTAACAACGTTGAACAGTTAACACTTGTTGTGCTTGAAGAAGAAAACGAGATTGCAGTTGATGAGTTTGAATCTAAATGCGAACCACAATGGCGCGTTTTAGATTTAGGCGATGGTGGTATTTATCGTCAACGTGTTTTCCGTAAAGACAAGCGCGGTGAGTTTATTTTAGTGGATGAAATTTACCCACAAATAAACGGCAAAGCATTAAACAAAATACCGTTTGAGTTTTTTGGTGTTCGTGATAATTCACCCTGCGTGGATAAACCGCCATTGCTTGACCTTGTTGACGTGAATTTATCGCATTACAGAACCACAGCCGATTATGAACATGGCTTGCACTTTACTGGACTACCAACACCAGTTGTGACAGGATATTATTCAGACGATAAAAGCGCGTCACTTCGCATTGGTAGCGGCACGGCATGGTTATTGCCAGACCCGCAATCAAAAGCATTTTATCTTGAATTTACAGGTCAAGGTTTGGGTGAATTGCGGGAAGCATTGCGCTCAAAAGAAGCAATGATGGCAACGCTTGGAGCGCGAATCTTAGCACCTGAAAAACGCGCAGCAGAATCAGCGCAAACGGCTAATATTCATAGATCAAGCGAAAACAGCGTATTGGCTTCAATTTCACAATCAATTAGCATTGGATTGACGCACGTTATGGAGTATTTGCGCGATTGGTCAGGCGTAACTGGTGATGTTAAGATTGAATTAAACCGTGATTTTATTCCAAACTCAATGACAGCTCAGGACTTGGATAGTTTGGTTAAGGCTTGGCAAAGCGGTTCAATCTCGCATCAAACTTTATTTGACAATCTTGTTGCTGGCGACATTATCATGCAAGACGTATCGTTTGATGATGAGATGGAGCGCATTGCAACTATGCCTGCAACTGGTGGGTTGTTGTAATGGAAGAATCAGCGAACACGCAACTGCGCGATAAAACGATTGCACATGAAATTTATTTGCAGCGATATTATTCATCAACAAGTAAAAAAGTGATGGATTTGTTGCGTGTTGTTGAAAAAGATTTAGTAAAACAATTAAAAACGCTCGACCTTGATAACCAAATGACAATTCCACAAATTGACGCGCGGTTAGAATCAGTGCGGGCGATTTTAAATGAAGGTTATGATTTAGCTGGTAAAGAGTTAATCAGTAACATGAAAGACGCAGCAGAGTATGAGCAAGAATGGCAAATCAAAGCCATTGATGATTCAACGCCTATTGTGCTTGATATGGTAGCGGTTGCGCCCGTGACGTTATTTGCTGCGATTGAATCAAAACCATTGCAAGGTAAGATCATCAAAGAGTGGATTGATAAACTTGACGCAGATAGCTACGCAAGAATTCAAGACGCGGTGCGTATAGGATTAGTTGAAGGGCAATCTTATAGTGACGTGGTTAAGCGTATCACCGGCACAAAAGCACTACAATACACTGATGGTGTGATGGCATTAAACGCACGTCAAACGCAAGCGTTAGTTAGTACGGCAATGGCACACGCTACCAATATCGCGCGTGATGAGTTTTATCAAAACAATAATGATTTGTTTAGTGGGTTGCAGTGGGTAAGCACGCTCGATGGTCGGACTACATCAATATGCCAAGCGCGTGACGGGAAAATATATCCGCTTGATAGTGGCGTTAGACCTCCCGCGCATTTTAGATGCAGATCGGCAATGGTCAGTGTTTTAAAATCATGGCAAGCGTTGGGTATTAAAAATCCAGACGGAAGAACACGCGCATCAATGGACGGGCAAGTTGCGCAAACTGAAACTTATCAAACATGGCTTAAGAAAAAACCAGATGCTTTTCAAGATGAAGTGTTAGGAAAAGAAAAAGCACAAATGTTTCGTGATGGAATGCCACTTGATAGATTTGTCGATGCAAGTGGTAAGACTTTAACACTTGAGCAATTAAAGAAAATTGAGGAATAAACCAGTAGTCAAGTAATCCTTGACAGTTGAACATTTATAAATCAATTAGTTAGTTAAAATATTTTCAAGGTGTTTATTTTTTTTAATTGATGTTTATTATCTTATGCTGTATAAATGCGACAAACACTCGCCATGTGTTTACTCTAGTGTCGTTGGTGTTACACCTTTCATCAACGGCACACCCTAATTTGTAAGGAAATATTTATGTCATTTTTTGATAATATTGTTCATAAGGTTTCAGACGGTGCTAAAAAAGCAGTCGATGAAGCAACAAATGCAGTTGATGATATTTCACACGGT